GCGAATACGGACGGGTCGGCTGACTTGATAAAGGACTTACCCGCCATACCTGGGCTCATGCCTGTTGACGTCTACCTCAACTTCACGAATAAGGGTTTCAGCCTCGAAAAAGACTTGCTTCCCGGCATATGCACTTGGTCGTGTAGTGAACGGGGGCCGACGTACAGTGCAACCGTCACGGTGCATGGGAATGGTCCAACTGACGTGACGAGTGTTTCGGGAGTCTATGCTGACCCCGTATCAACGGATCTAAATGACTCAGCCTGCGACTTCTTGAGGTGCCTGGCCAGCATCCCCTACGAAGGAAGTGAGCCAGCGAGAGCAAGAAATTGGGTCGAAGAGAATATCGGTCGTAACACGACTGTCACTATTGGCGGGGTCTCGTTTGAACTTATCGCTCGCGACACCTTCCGGACCCTGCTCATTCAGTCTGCAAACCGATAGGAACCACTCGATTTGGCGTTATAGAGGCCCGCGAAGCCCTGGAGGGTAGATTAGCCCTTCGGGGCTTTTTCGTTGGGGAGAATCGAAGCCGGGGGCCGAGACGGGCTGGAGACGCCTTCGACTACCGGGCAGCCGGGTCGGTGGTAGTTATCCGGGCAGAAGCACGCGGGGCAAACTCCCTTGGCGGCCAGGAAGACCAACGAGAGGTCGGAGGCGAGGGAAGCCGTGTCGAGGCTCATAGTCGGCTGATCCTTCCTTGACACTTACGGCAGTAGGGCGATCCGTCTTCTGGCGGTTTGCTGCGGCACCAGATGCACCAATCGACTCGCATCGACCGGACGTGGAGGGCTTGCTTCGCTTTGAGCGTCTTCCGGCACGAGCCGCAGACCTCCCATTTGCCAACAGCCGGATTCTTCTTGCAGACCGGGCAGAGCTTCGGCCTTTCGGGGAGGACCGGGAAAGCGTCGTATTCGTCTAGCTGATTGGTCATCGGTCAACGTCTACAATTGGGAGAGGACGGAACCGGCCTGCAACTCCCCGAGCACGCCCATCACCGCTTCCCGTATCACCGAGTCCAGAGGGCTTGGGCTTCCGGTGGTCCCCTTCCCGACGATGACGTGATCGAGGTCCGGGTCGGGAGGTAGGCCAGCCGCACGTCGAAGCTCGTTGGCTCGGAGGGTCCCGAGTTGGGCGGCGAGTTGGCGATCTGCCCGGCTTCCCTCCCCGGAGCCGACGATCTTGCGGGCTTGGGCATCCGGTATCTCGAAAAACAGAGCAAGTAGCTGGGCCGCCGAGTCGGGTGCCATCACGCCCTGGCCGACTGCGGAAAGAATCTGGACCGCTCCGGTCATCCCGCCTACCGTGCTCAAGAGCGAGTTGCGTTGGCCCTTCTCCTCCTGCTCAGGAAGCCCCGCGAACCGTCGCAATTCGTTGTAGCCGACCACGCCGCTATTGGCGGCCAGGGTCATCCGGCTCAGTTCCATCTCGGCGTCATTCGCAACCGCAGGTTCGATCCAGATAATCAGGTCATCGTCGAACATCGACCCCAGCCATTCCGTAAGGCACTGGGATAGCAACTCGATCTTGGGGTTGACCGTAAAGTCAACAAAGTGTTTGTCCGCAGCCGTAGCGGAAGCCCGGTTCGCTCCCTCCACCTCCCCGGCGATGATGGGGTTGGTCCCGAATCCCTGCATGATTCGGGCCTTCGTCACCTTCCCCGAGTTCAACCAATCCATCTCAGCCGGGGAGTGGCTCAGGGTCTTTACGTCCTCTATCATCCCGTCCAGGATCACGGGCTCGCCGTGTCGATGGACTCCCGCGTATCGCTTCAGAATCGCCCCGATGATCTGCCTTGATTGGGCATCGGAGAGCCGGGGACGCATCCCGCCCGGTACTCCCTCAACCGGCTGCTTGCCCACGAGGATTGCGTGGCTAGGGTGGATACCCCGGCGGAACATGCTGATTTGGCTGGAGGTCATCGCCTCGTCCGCGTCTACCGCTCCACCGACCGCCGACAAGGGCGATAGTGAACCGTGCGGGTCGGCAGGGTCGGGATAGGCGAAGTAACAACACTCTTCAGCGGGCAGCTTCAACGCCTCGGTGCTGTTGGGCGGGCGCACGAGGAAGGCAATGAATGAAGTGGCCCCCTCGAATCCGGTGAGCCAACTGGTGGGGATCGGATAGATTTGCCGTCCTTCAGGGAGCCACCAGAGGCACCGTCCCGTCAATTCGAGGGAGGCCACGGTCGAGTAAATTAACGACCACGAGACCATCAGGTCATTCGGGTCGGCCAGCAAGTCCAGCAGAGGATGCGAGTCAAGAGGTTCGGCGTCCGTCGCGGCCTTCGTCCCCTTGGGCTTCCGGACCTTCCCGACACGGATAGGTTGACCGGCGATCCTTTGGGCTATCGGACGGACGGCTGCGTAGACCCAGCCCGTAAAGTGCCGGAGCTGCTCGCTCGCTCGGCTCAAGTCGGTACGCTGTACCGGGATACCCGCCGGGCCAGAGGCCAGGAGGGATGACGATAGCTGGCCTACCGTGGCCTTCGCGGCGCAGTAGCTCCGCTCAGTATCCGCGAAGGCTTTGCTCAGTACGGTTTCCATTCGTCACTCCTTCGGCTTCCGCTCGGCTACGGGCATAGGCAGCCCCTTCCGCCTTGATCCTTTCGCGGTCACGAGCGACCACGGCGGCCAGGGTCTCGTTCTCGGCCATCGTGACGGCCAGTTGCCGCTTCAGGCTATCCAGTTCCGCCTCCCGGTCGGCGGCTTCCGTCTCCAACCGGGCGACCAGACTACGAAGGGCATCGTCGGCCCAACGCTCTAGGAGTCGGGCTAGGAGTTTCATTTGCCGAGTCGCTCCAGAAGTTGGGCCATCAGCGTATTCTGACGCTCGATGGCGGCCACCAATCGGTCATCGGAAGACGGCTTGGGCTCAGCCATGATGAAGTTCATCCGGGGCTTTCCAGGAAGCTTGTCGGGGAAGGACCCCTTGACGACCCGGGCGATACCGGCTTCCACGGCCTTACGCAACCAGAAGAGCCACCCTGCCTGGTCGATGCCCTCGAACGTCTCCACGGGCGGGGCAAGGCGTTGCCCGCTCTTGACGATCTTCTCCCGAAGCGTAGCGTGCTCGGGGTCGTGCAACGGCTCGGCCACGTAGCCCAAGCCTTCCGCGTCAATCCCGATTCGCTGACCGGGAACGGGCTGAGGCCATTGGCTGGTCAAGAGCTTCGCCATCGGCTCGGCAACTCGGTTCAAGTCCATGCGGCCCCGGATGCGTCGGCCCGGTAGCGGACGGAAGCAGAGGCATTGATTCTGGGAACCGTCGATTTCCACTTCAAGAGGTTTCACGCTCATAGGGTAAACTCCCTTCGTTGGAGGTCAGGGGCAGGGTTAGCTCTGTCCGTCAGTCCAGGTTGCGAAGGCATTGGCGTCCATGACGCGACCGGCATACCGGCCACGCACGACCAGCAGCACGAGGTTCTTCCGGGCGAGGGTTTCCCCTCCGTCCACCCATCGCACTTCCATGCCCACCCGGCGATACAGACGGTACTTACTCAATGCTCCGAAGCAGCACGAGGCATTGGGTACGTCGTTTTGGATCGAGTGGGGCCAGCCCAACGTGACGTAATCCTCGAAACCGGCGTTCGCAGAGTTGGGGGCGAGGACGGGGCGTTGATCGGTAGACGGGCTGGCCGTGTCGATCTTGATCGCTCGGCTCCGTTGGTAGCTGGTATCGTTGGTCAGGAACCGGGGACGGTACGCCCGATTGCGGTACTGCTTATCAATCGCGAAGGCGGCAGTAACGTAATCGGCAAACGTCGGCGGGCCAGCCGCCCCGTTCTCGGTATTGACGGTGCCCAGGCCGGAGGCGGTGAAGATGCCCTCGGGCTGGGTCGTGCCGTTGCCCGTGGCGATGATCTTGTCCAACTCGTTGGCAAGCCGCTCGCCAATGTTTGCCACGAGCGTCTGACCCACGTTGACCCCGGCGTCAGAGAGGAAGTCCCGGCCCACTTCCACCGCCACCGCGCAACCGAACACCGTGGAGTCCAGCGAGGCAACCAAGCTGGTCGTATCGAACAGCGAGACCTCCGTGTTGTCCCCCTGGCCCCAACTGATCGTCGGGTTCCCGATGCTCCCGGCCTGGATGCGGCGGCCCTTGTCGAGTGGCTGGAGGTCCACGAAGGGAAGCAACTCTCCCGAGAGAAGCGGGAAAGTCACGATGTTCGTGTCGAGCGGAAGGGGCACGATCTCAATGCCCCCGCTCGTTGCATCGTCAATCAGGGCCTTGACCCCCTTGACGTTCTCGTGATGCTCCCCGGCGACCATCCCGCACCAGGGGTCATTGGTTGCCATCTCGGCTAGCAGGCTCTTTTCATGCTCAGGGAGGACCAGCCCGGGAAACAGGCCGCTTCGCTGGGCCAGGTGCTTCAGGAGAACCTCGGCCTTGGCGTAGTCGCTCTCACTGGGAATCTCGGCCAGTTGGCCCGTGAACGGGTTGAATACCTCTTCGCCGCTCTTGACGTGTCGGCCGACGTGCCGCTTGTTGGTGTACTTCTCCGACTCGTCCTTGACCCGAATCGACGGGCCGCCGAACAACTTGGTTGCCTTGGTACTCATGGGCTTACTCTCCTTCTCGCCTTGGGCGAGTTCTCGGTATTTCTCGGCGGTCAGTTTGCCATCGGCCATCGCCTGGGCAGCCGCCCCCTTCAAGTTATGCGTGATGGCCGGGGTGATCTCGTCGGCGTTGGGTGCTTCGCCCCAATAGCGGTTCTCCACCAGCCAGTCGATCAGAGCTTTGGTGAGTTTCATTCTTGGGTTCCTTATTGTCCCGGCCCCCGCCCGGAACTCGGGGAGTTTGAGCCGAGCTCGACGGACGGGTCGGCGGGCCGGGTTTGTACGGGGATGGTGTTAGATGCTTGCCGGGCAAGCTGAAGACGCCTGAGAACTCCGGTCCGTCACTGCGACCGATTCCAGTGACGCGGAAAAGTGAACGTCAGTACACTAAAAGCTTACCGTTCACGTTCGGAAAAGTAAACCCCGCTTTTCTACTGGCGACGTGCAGAGCTATGGCGAGGGCGGTCGCCGTGTCCCCGTGGCCGTTCAATCCCCTCGGTGAATCGAGCCTGACCCCGTATGACTTCTCGACAACGCGAAGCCCCTTCAAGTCTGCGATCAACTGGGGATCGTTGTACAACGCGATTCTCCCTTCGGTGAACGCCTCCAGGGTGGCCGTGCACATGCTCTTCAAGTTGTTCGCGACGAAGTCAACCGGCTCGATGGGCACTCCCCGCTTCCTGAGACGTTCGATCAGGTAAGCTGCCTGCCAAGGGTCTGCACCTACCTGGAACTGGAACCGCTCGTGCAACTCCGCGATGGTCTCTTCCACGGCTTCAATCTCAACGCGATCCTTGGACGGAGGCGACCAGACGCATACCTGGGCCAAGCGAATCCGCCCGGTTGCTTCGTGGTAGATGGTCTCGGGCTCTTCGGCTTCCGGCTCATCAAGGATGCCCGCTTCGATCAATGCCTTCTGAGCCGTCGATAGCTCCCGCTCCGATTTGGGCAATTCCTCCGTCCATCCGACGTGACGCCCAATGACCACCAACGCGGCCTTATCACGACTCAATCCCAGGTCAAGACCGCCGAAGAAGGCCCACCCCGCCTTGGGTCGTCGGGCCGGTCCCTTGAGGACTATTGCCCGGTCAATATCTTCTGGGCTCAGGGCATCGCCGCTCCCACTGGTCCATTCGTTGAGCCAGAGGCGACGATACGCGATGGAAGGAAGTAGCCGCTTCTGCTCGGCAAGCCGGTCAGCGGTGATCCAAGAGGCGGTTGGACCGTCGAGGCGGCTGAAGTACCACGACTCGTCTTGGCGAACGGCTTCCCTTGTCTCCCATTGCCAGGAGTCCCCGTAACCTGCGTTGGAGATCACGACCACCATGCAGTTGGCCCGCTTGGCGGCGGCACTGATGAGGCTATCCCATAGGCCACGGTCCTTCCAGTGGACCAATTCGTCGGCAATCACGAAGTCCGGCGTCAAGCCGTAAGAAGTCGGTGCGTCTGAGGTCAAGATGTCGAGGGTTGACCCGGTACGCTCGTTGATGATGCGAAGTTTATCGACGCGAAGGATCGAACCCAGCCACCGATTCAGCCTTACCAACGTCTCGATGGAGTCGCGGAGAAGACGGGCTTGATCCTGGTCGGCAGCCGCGGCGTATCCGCGAACAATTCTACGGGAAGCGAAGAGGGCCCACGATGCCATAACGGCTAGGTCGAGGGTCTTGCTATGACCGCGTGGACGTTCAAGGTAGGCACGAAGCGGACCATCCCCTTTCCGTCCGACTACCCTACGCCAACCCGCATCCAATACATCGTAGTCCCAGGACTGCCAATCATCGAGAACCGTGCCAAGACGTTTGGGCTGCCCGTCGCAGTCGATGAGGAGGGCTTGGCGGAAGGCTTGGGGATCGTTCTGTAGGCGTCGGAGGTCCATCAATTGCTCTGGGTGATGGCGTTGAGTTGGGCTTCGATGCGTTGCATCTCGGCTTCAATAACCTCTTCAATCCGGCAGCTCTCCAGGCTTACGTCCCCGGGCAGGATAACGTCGGCACGGATCAAGCTCAGCGTATGCTCAACAGCCTCTTCGAGGTCTTGGCCGTTCCGGCATTCGTCCATCCGACCGGAGAGGCGAACGGCTGCGGTCAAGAGGGGAATCGAGTCAAGGCTATCAACGGGCACCGGCCACCAAGAGCGATCATTGGCGGAGTTGTTCAGGTAATCGAAGGTTTCCAGCAAGGTCATTCGTCTTCCTCCTCTTCGTCGCCCCAATCGTCGTCCCCGGATTTCGCGTCTAAGGCCCTCCGTCCCTTCGCCGTCGTCTTACCCTTCCGGCCCTTCGTCCGCCCGGGAGACGACGAGCTAGGGGCTTTCTCGGGGCTATCGTCGGGCTCTGGGTCGGGCGGGGAGAAGTAGAGGGCATCTATCACGTCCTCCGCCCGCCGGTCTAGCTTGAGTAGCCGTACCGCCCGGTCACGGGCTTCCTTCGCTCGGAGCATCTCCCGGCTACACGCGAGAACGTCATTCGCGTTCATGGTCGGAAGCTTCTCGCGTAACAACCAACGGCAGATACCGGCGTGGATCGTCGCGGCCGCAGCCGTATCAATTGCGTGGGCGTCGGTGACAGATACCTCGCCCCGAACCTCGATGATGGCTTCTTCAAGTGAGCGACGATACGCCCGGGCTTCGACCTTGACCTTGTTGAGCTTTAACGGGAGTTCGCCCACGGTGAGCCGCACGAGTCGGGTGCCGTTCTTGGCCGCGTTTACGTTGTTCTTGGGGGCTGCCATCTAGGGTATCCGGAGGCGGATTCGAGTGATTCTACTACTTCCGCGACACGCCGAAGTAGTACGCAAACTGTGCCTCGTATCGTTTTTCCCGGGCTTTCCGCCGGTTCAAGTAGGTTTCGGAAACCTATTCCTGGCCGGAGCCTCAGTCTCGCGTTGTCCGGGGGCTTAGAAAGTCTACTGCCCCGTGGGGGCGAGGGTCTATAGTACTTTTTTCCCACTGAGCCCTCACCACCACCCCATTGCACGACTGATATGCAAATACCTATCCTTGTGACATGGGAGGCTTCCTGGCCTCTTCCATATCCTTTGCCAGGGCGTAGGCGGTCATCGCGATTTCTTCACGGACCTTGCGCCAAGGGATTTCTTCGTCTTCGCCGCCTCCCAGTCGAATCTTCTCCATAGCACCCGCCGCCAACAATCCGGATAGGGCGTGGGCGGCAAAAAGGTCGAGCCGGTCTTGATCGGTCATCGGTCTTCACTCCTTCTCTTCAGGCTTTTCTGGGCCCCGTTCACGAATCACATTCAGTAGGTAGCTCTGGAAGTCTCGGTTGCGTCTGTTTCTCGTTGTTTTCGCCGCTTTGATCCGTTCCCATTCTCGCTGGTATTGGTCGCTGATCTTCCGGGCATCGTCTTCGTGCTGCACCCAGATGATCTGCTGAAGGCGGGCATAGGCCCGTTCCCACAGTTGACCCAGGATGGAGTCCATTCCAGCCAGAAGGGTTTGCAACTCTACCAAAGGCAGCTCTTCCAAAAAAGCGGAGACAAAGGCGAAGGCGATGGCCTTTCGCAAGTCCCGCTCACTCATCTCAATGGAGTCCTGTTTGGTCTGCTTTGACGGCTTGAGAGTAGGGCGACTGTTGCGGATGATCGCGAGGAAGCCCTCAATGCTCTCCGGCTCCATGTTGCCTTCTCTCGCCTGTTTGAGACGATTGTCATTCCATCGGCGGGCGATTCGCATGTACACGCAACTGGTCTCTTTTGATCCTGCAAAGAACTTCGCCCGGAACCGGGACCATTTAGTGTACGGCACCCGCCGTTTCGCTTGGAGCAGTGCCTCTCCTGCGTTCCTGGCGTGGAGCAATGCACCTTGAAGGTACGTCTGGGCCTCGCGATGTTCGCTGTTCGCTTGGGCAATAAGGGCGATGGCCTCTTGTAGCCATTTGGCCTTTACTCGCTTGGGCGGCTTCCTACCTTTGTAAGTCTCGTCCTGTTGGTCCTTGTCTTGTTGGTCCTGATCCTGGTCGTTCTGCATTGCGTTCTCCTTACTGGTAAATGTGTAGCCCTCTACACTTTTGGCGTTGGTGCTATCGTCCATCGAAGAAATCAAACAAACGTGTGCCGGCAATTCTCCGAATTGCCGACCTCCGAGGGAAATCTTCCTTCTTGGGGAAATCTTCGTAGGGTGGTATTCTCCGGTTAAAAATTACCGTTACCCCCGGTTAAGAATTACCGTTGCACGGTTTCCTGTCCAGCCGTTTCGGCTTCTCAAGGGTCGCCATCGCCATCGTCGTCTTCCTTTGCTTCCAAGTAGACCAAAAGGCGGCTCCAGCAACCGTCGCGTCCCTTGAATTGCGTGTAGCCATTCGCCAGGGCGCACCGAAGTTGCTGCGACGGAATGAACTCCCGTCGCAACCATCCATTGCGTTCGAGGGAGCGGATAACGCCTCGGGTTCGCTCGGCAGAGAGCCCGAAGAATCCTCCCAGCCAGGCGTTGCCCGCGAAGCACGGCCTGTTTCCGCGAGCGAATCCCCATATCTTCGCAATCACCAACATCTCGATTGGGGTGAGCTTTCCCGACTCGAAGTTGTCGCGCATCTCGGCGCTGACGAAAAGGGCAGAGCCCTCTGGATCGTCATCCGGGTCGCGTTGCCGTGGCGCCAGTCGCCAACGCCACCGATCCACTTTCGTGGCCCGCAGGAGGCGCGGCCGCTTTTCCGTCAGGCCGGTGATGGTAAGGTTGACCGTGCGAGTCGTGCATTGAAGGATGCGTCGGAGGTATTCCACGGTCCAGGTTTCATCAGGCGACTTGTCCACGTGTGCGAGAAGGATAGCCTGCCGTGGGGTGATCGCCCCGGAGCGGAGGGCCTCCAGAACGTATGGGAGAAGATAAAGGCCCGCGAAACGAGGCTTTCCCTTCGGGGACGGTTCGGGTATAATAGTCTCGGAGGACATTGAAACGGACTCCTGGCGGCGAGAGCCGCCGACTACTGCGAGCCCGCGACGGAAGAGCTAGCCGTCGTGGGCTTTTTGTTTCAATAGTAGTTGATGCTCGAATCCCGTTTCCGTCTCCGGATGACCGGGGGCGAAGGGGACGTTGAGCGGATGGCCAGGAAAGCCTGCATGGCTTCCTCGGTGATCCGCCATCGGGGCTTCCGAGTCGAGATGCGGCGGGCGACGTTGAGGGCCTTGAGTTCGCCGCTTCTGATCCAAGTGAGCACAGTCTTGGGCCCGACCCCCAGACGTTCCGAGACTTGTTCGATAGTCATGGTGGTGCTCATCGGTCGGCCCCTTCCGTCGTGGAGACTTGGCGGGTATCGTCGCCCGTGAGCTTGAGCAGGCGGTCCTTCGCCTCGCGGAGCTTGTCCGCACTTTCGAGCAGATGGTCAACACTGGTCCAGTAGTCCAGCTTGGCCTCTTCCAACGGCGTGAACTGCCGAGGGGCTGTCTTCGTTCCCATGACGAATCTCCTTTGGGTAGGTTTCGGGGCACGTCTACCCTTCCCCGGAAACGTAAGCGGGAGCGTAAGAGAATCCGCGCGAAGCGCATAAGAAAGGGCGGTTTTCCCGAAGGAAACCGCCCTAGGAATTTTCTGCTTACGTAAGCCGTCCGTAAGCTCGGCTCAGTCGTGGGCCTTCTTTGCCCTCTGTATCTCCTTCCAGAAGTCCGTCTGCCGGATGGCTGCGTCGGTTACGTGTAGCAGTTGGGCCCACTTCGGAGCCGAGTAGCCGAGGAACCGCTTGTCCAGCAAGGCGATGTCTCGCATGCGTTGGTCGGCAGGAAAACCGTTCCCGGCGATGGCGAGGATTCGGCGGTCGGTCTCGTCCATGAGTGCTGCCTCCGCTTGCCGGATTGCTTCAGCCGGGTCAAGCGGCTTCCGGGCCTCCTCTTCGATCCGGTGGATGAGGGGAGGGATGGCGTCGATTTGCCGTTCAAGTCCGGATAGCATTGCCCAATACTCGGTCCAGTCGAAGTCCGGGCCGGTAGGCCGAAGGCTGCGGAACAGGTTCCCGTCTTGCCCATACCGCTCGGCTATCCTCGCAGCCCGCTCGGCTTCCGGGGGAGTCTGCGGAGGGCCTTCCTCCGCGTGGAAGTCGTCTGGGTCTAGCTCCCGCAACGTGGCGTATCGGGTCTGAAGCTTGGCGAGGTAGTCTCGGAGAAACGCTGCGTCGTCAGTCATTACCTTCCCCCTCCTGCGGCCAGAGCCAGGCCCGCACGTGGTCCGCGACGGCCCTTAAACGGCTGTCGTCGATCCGCTCGCGGTAGACTCCCGCCATTGTTGAATCACTATGGCCCATCGCGTGATTGACCGCGACCTGATCCTTGGCACCGTCCGCGATGGTGCGGAAGACGTGCCGGAGGGTAGCGAAGCCTCCCTTGGACCGATGGACGCCCAGAGTCATCATCAAGTCACGCGCCAGGAAGCTAATCCGGTTCGCCGTCCCCCGGATGATCCAGGGGCGTCCGCGTGTGGTTACGAACACCAGCCGCTTCGCCTCCTTGGTCTCGGGCTCGGGCCGGGCTTCGATAGCCGCCTTGAGGGCGTCCACCGTCTCCGGCCAAAGGGCACACCTCCGTGCGATTCCCGTCTTGGGCCGAGGGAAGTCGATCCATTCGCCCTTCAGGTCCAGGGCGGACAGCGGAAGGTCAGCGCAGTCCTTCGCGATGAACCCGCAGTTGACGCCCAGGAGAATCATGGCTCGTAGGGCGGGATGGGGTTCTAGCTTGACCTTCACCGGCTCGCCCGTCTCGTCCGTACCCGTGACCACTTCCTTGCCGTCCAGAGCGTCTAAGATGAGCCGAATCTGCTCCGCCTCCAGCATCTTCTCCCCGTTCTTCGCCCGGTGCTTGCGGAGCACGGCGGCGGACGGCTTCTTGAAGTCAGGCCCAAACCGCATCGGCGTCTTGATCAAAGCGGCGTCGTATCCCCACTTGAAAATCGTCCGGACCCGCTGGACTTCGTTGGACAGGCGGACGGGACCAAAGTGAGACGCCATATCCGCTCGAAGATGCTCGAAGTCATCAGCAGCCAGATCGTCCACCAAGCGGTGCTCCCCGAACATAGCCTGGAGCCGGTCGGCCGACTGGCGGTATTCCGCGTAGGTGCGGGCGGTGATCTCGCCCGCATCCAACGCCCGGCTTTTCGCGGTGAGGAAACGCTCGCGGAGATCGCCCACCGTCAAGCCGTCGATCTTCGGCCTGGGGGTCCGTCCGGCGTGGAGGTCCTCGGCCTGGGCTTTGTAAATGGCGAGGGCCTCTTGCCAGCCGTCCCCGGGGAGCCGCTCCATCTTCCCCTTCACGATCCGGCCCCAGCGTCCGAAGTAGTGGATCGTGCCGCGAATCTTCTTCATCCACTTGCCCCCGGCGTGGGGAGTGAGGGGGAAGCCCTCGTAAGGCTTCTCCGGCCGCTCGCCCGCTTTCCGTCCCGTCGGGTTTCCGCTAGACTTACTCATTACGTCGCCTCCGATACTGGGTACAGGTGACGTCGCTCCCGTCCGGCCCTAACCGGACGGGAGCAACCTTACTACCGAACGAAAAGTAGTATAAACGGTAGTATAAAGAAAGTAAATAGGGGCAGGATAGAACGACGTAAAGCCTTGTAAGTAAAGGATTTAGGATGGGTGGCCGAGTGGTCTA